AGTAAAATGCTTTGGTGGGCCTAAGCCTAACCAGCTATTATTTCATTAACCGAATAGGAGGAACCTATGTCTGTGACCAATGCTACACCAGATTTCTTAATCTGGGAAAAGCCTGGTTTTGACCGGTACTGTATCCTTCGGAGATTCAAAACTTTAGGTCTTACAAACCGTCAAGCTAGAATCCTTTCGGGAAGTATGGCCAGATGGCTCACAAACGAGGGTCCTAAAGGATACCTGTTAAGGGTCACTGCTCAGACCGTAGCCTGGAAGAATTACGACATGGGTCGTGAAACTCCCATACCTGGGACATCCTTATGGAAGGGTCGTCCACGACAGACTTATTGTCTGACTCAGGTGTCCATGACTACGCGCTATCGTGTGCTAAAGTTCATGAAAAGTATAATAAAATATACCGAACTTCAGCTAGATCAATGGTTGAAATTTAAAAATTCAGCCACCAGGACTTCACCAGATAACGAGTCTGAACGACTAGCTATCGAGCTTGTCTTACTTGGACATGGTGCGAGTCGCCCAAGTGATCGGGATCGCCTTTCCTTTGAAAGGCCACCATCCGTTCTGTTGGATAGTGAACCGGGGAAGAAGACATTTTCTCCGTTTGATACCCACGTTAGTATACCCAAAACCCCAGAAGCTGTCTACAAGGACAGTCTGAAACTCATCGGAAGTGTCCCTGGCTACGCCGTATTAACACCCGGTGTTGGACCTAGGTTGGGCCTGGAAAACATTGGCTTTCCCACGGGCAGCGATGCTCCAAAGACGTCAGGTTTGATAGGGGTTACCCAAGAGGTAGGGGGTAAGGCACGATTCTACGTGTCTGTTCACCCAGCCTTTCAACAGTTCTTAACTCCGTTACAAAACGCTGTTAAGGGACGTGCGAAAGCGGATCCCAATTCATTTGCATTCAATCAAGACAAGGGTCGACGTTGGGTGCGGGATTCGTTATCGAATGGCACTGTCTGGTCCTATGACTTGTCAGATGCTACTAACATGTTTCCGTTGAGCTTGCAGTTAGCATGGTTGATTCGCGATATGCTTGCAGGGAAAATCTCTGCTTCGCAATTCAATACCTTTAATCAGGTATGTCGCTCTGAATTCATGCTCAGTGAGGAGATTAGAAACCTTGCTGACGCTGATTCTCTACGTTTTACCGTAGGTCAACCGCTAGGTCTGTTACCTAGTGCCATGGTCTTTCACCTAAGCCAC